CCGTCAACACGAACCGAGCTGATCATGCGGCGGGCCCTTCAGTGAACGTCGGCTCGCCAGAAATCCGGATGACGATGTCCATGCTGATGATGTCGCCAACTTCGTTTGTCTCCAGAACAGGACGGACGTAGCCGGTAAACGCGAACACATCACCACTGGCTTGTGCGCTCTCTGCGGGCATGGTCGTTTGAAAATAGACCAAGGTTCCGTCAGCCAAATATTGCTCGGCCAAAGCATAGCCCGCGGAAGAATACCCGCACGGGATTGTGACTTCGCCAGCATCTTTGAGCCCCGGCACATACTCCCGAAACCCACCCGGACTGAGCAGATGCGTGGCGTCTTGATATTCGACCTCTGTGTTCGGCACGGCGATGGCTTTGCATTCTGGGATGTCGGTATAAGCCAAGCCATCTGTGCCCCACTTCGACGAGGCGCCGTAGACGATTCTTTGATTGGTTGCCATGGTCCATTCCTTTGCTGGTGACTGTCAAAGTGATTAGTCGGTGTGAACAATTTTGAATTTCAGGAGGATACGATCGACGGCATTGACGTCTTCGTCTGGATTGTCCTGCACGCGCTCCAAAAAAACTCCCTGGATCGGCCCGCCCGCATACCCATCAAGCGCCGCGCGCACCGTTCTCGATGCCTCAATTGCTTCTGCAAATGTTCGGCCATAGCAATCGATTTGCACGTCTGTCATTTTCAGACCTGGACCAGACAGCGTCCACTCTGACGATCCGCCAACACGAAACAAGGACGCGCGCGGCAGCGTGGCATCCGCCTCGAAGCGCCCCCAAGCAACTGGAAACGAAGCCAGACCGGCCAAATATTGATAGAGGTGTTCTTCCATTCACGTCTCGCGAATCATGTGCGCGCCTTTTTCGCGGCCGCTTTGGCACGGCGCGCGACGGTTTTGCTGATTTCATCCCAAAGTCGCGCACCCAATCCTTTGAGCACCTTGTGTTTGTGCGCCGCCCAGGCAGTCTGCAACATGGGCTCCGGAGCGACAGAGCCACGAAATGCGCCGGCCTTTGTGTAGCGCGGCCCCGTGCCGAACTCGATCAGATGCGCGTGCGGCTCGAAACTGCCGACATTCATGTTTGTCGTGGTGCGACTGGGCCGGAACATAGGGCGCTGTCCACGATTGGTGCGACTGCTGATTTTGAAGGCTGCGCTCGCACCCGGCCAGAGAGAATCCGCCATATCTTTGACAGGCTTGAGCTCTTTTTTCATAGCCCGGCGCGCGACGCCTTTTGCCGTGCCTGCAGGCAAAGCAGCCAGCGCTTTTTCAATATCGCGAAAGCCCTCCACTTTCATTTTGATGCTCATGGCAGCGGGCCCTCCACGACAACATAAACCCATGCCGGGTTTGCAATTGCATCGACACTGACAACGTTCCACGTCTGCAGGCGCCGCACATCGCGCACCCTATAGGCTTCGGTCACAGACCGTGACGCAGTGCTTGACCGCACGCGCAACTTGTACCTTCTGCGACCGGCCTCCCGAGCAGCCTCGACGGCCTCGTCACCTTTGCTGTAAAGCCATTGCGCGGCACAAACGTGGTGCTCTTGCCAGGCTTTGTCTGTGCCGCCAAAGTCGTTTGTGGCGCCTGCCGGTCGGTCAAACGCCACCCGATCCCGCATCGGTCCTGCACCCATACCCGTCACACCCAAAAACGGTGCGGATTGAGCAGCGCCTCGACACCCATGGGCACCGGGCTGACCGCTTTTATTGACGCCGCTGCGCGGTTTTCGTACCAATGCGCGACCAGCATTCGGAGCGCTTGGAGGAGCTGCGGCTCCACATCGCTGCCCGCCGCCCCGTAGCCAACCGTCATGTCGATCTCGACCACCGCCGCGTCAAGGCGCGGAACAGGCCACGCCGTGCCGTAGATCGGCCACAGCTCAACCGGCTGGCGCGACGCGGTGAGACGGTATTGATCGGCCGCAAGCACCTGCCAGGTTCCGGATCTGTCCATATACCGCACCACGTCGACAGATTGCACGGGCGCGACAGGCAAGAGCACAGGGGCGCGTCCATCACAACCAAAACCGTCAAGAGTCAAACGCACGGCCTGCGTGATCAAACGCCGCCGCGTGTAGGCTTCGACATGGACGCGCGCGGCTGCAATATATTCGGCGAGCACACCATCGTCTTCGTCATGATCGACGCGCAGATGCTGAGCTTTGAACGCATCGTCTGACACGAGAAGCGGCTCAACCGATGGCGGCGTGATTGTTGTCAGCGCCATTGCACGCCTCCTGTCTGCCGCGCCGCCAAAACGGCGCGGCACCCTACACCCCCCGTCACGCGGCGACGATCTCCGCAACAGACGCAAGATTGTAGTCTGACGCGGGCTCGTAGCGTCCACCGACACCCCACACAAGCGCGCCGGAATCGCTGCTTGCGGTGGCAACCGTCATAGACAACCGCAAATGCGTGAACCCATTAAGGAGATCGAGACTGTCAGAAAAACACTCAATGACAGCCTGCTTGTCGTCGTCGGTTGCCTTGACGAGCTGCGTGATTGCCGCGTCTGGAACGTCTTTGGCGCCAGCGCCGCTGGCATCCGTGGCCTGCTCGAGCTTTGCGTCGATGGTGGCATCGGTCCCGAGCGTGCCAGCCATGACAATGGCCATGAAGGCTGTAAAGTCCTTTGCCGCGATCCAGCCGGTTGTGTAAGTGCCTGCGGCGTTGAGGTCGGGATCGATCACCCCGACAAGCGCCATCTGCTCCGACGGCTTGAGAGTGTTTTGTGCCATGTGAGGTCTCCAAAAATCCGAAAAGGAACGCCGAGGCCGTTGCGGGCCCCGGCAGTGTCATCAGGCCCGCTCGGCCAGGGTGACGAAATGCGATGTGGTCGTGTTGCCCTTGGCAGGCGACACCGGCCCCGACAGGTGCGGCTGGCCGCCGTAACGGAACATCCAACGGAACGCTTGCGTCGCATAATCAAAGTACAGGTGGATCGACGAGGCAAACTGCACACCCTGCGACCGCCGCGCCGCGTAGTAACCGCGGGGACTGACGAGCTGGATGTCACCCTTGTCGCCGATCGTCTCGGCGAACTCGCTGAACCGCACGGGCTTGCCCAGCAGGAACCCGCCCGGCGCATCGACGAGACCGTTGGGCGGCATCCACACGGGCTTGTCGCCGATGGTGATGGTTGCCAGGGCCGGCAGAGCGTCCTGCGAGATGAGCCAGAACGGCGTGTCACCCGGCACGGTGCGCAGCCGCGTCATCATCTTCAGCACGTTGGCGGCCGTGATCGTGTCGGCGGCCTGGCCGCTTTCCTTGGCCACAGTGATCAGCGCGGGCGAATTCATCCAGCCGAGCGGCTGGCCGACGCCGGAACCGTCAACGACGGCAAGGTTCTTTTTCCAGGCGATTGCCATCGCCGCCTTCTGCGTGATGCGCGACGCGAGACGCGGCGCGTCCTCGAGCAACTCATCGGTTGCCAGGACGAGCGTGTAGAGCTCGTGCAGCGGCACGCTGCGGCCCTCGTCCGCAAGCTGCGTCGGCGTCATCTGGCTGCCTTCCGAGCGCCAATAGGACCGGATTCCCGACGAGCCCCATGGCGTTGTCTGGTCCGCCACCAGCTTGACCTCACGCGCCGAGGTCGGCTCCTCGTCGATCAGCGGGCCAAATTCGTCGAACTCGGTGACCAGGCTCCACACCTCGTCGCGGAATTGCGGCGGCAGGTTATAGCCTTCGCCGGCCGACCCGCCGCCGAGGTGGTTGTTGGGCGGCGCGGCGCGCAGACGCGGGTCGACGGTGCCGCCGAGCTGGCTCGCGTTGACCGCCTGGTGCACCGCGACGGCGAACTCACCGATTGAGGCGAATCCACCCGTCTGGGCCGGATCGGTGTCATGCACCGCGTTGTGACCGGCCGGCACAGCCTCCATCGCACGGCGGCGTTCGTTCAGCGCCTCGATCGAAGCGATCTCGGCCGAGACTTGTTCGATTTCGGTTTCGATCTCGTCCATGCGTGCGTTCTGCTCCTCGCTGAACTCGCCACCATTGGCTTCTGCCGCATCCACGAGCGCCGTGCCCTCGACCTTTAGGTCGGCGAGGGTCTGGCGCAGTTTTGCCAGTTTGTTCATCTGGTCCTCCTGCTTGCCGGGCAATGCCATATCCCGGCCACGCGCCCGGCGCGCGTCGCTCAGGTGACCGTCGGTCGGGGAAAGTCAGAGAAGGCGCAAGCGCGCCCCTCGGGTTGCGGCGCTGCGCGCATACTGGCCACCGGCCAGCCGCTCGAGCGTTGCCTGGAAAGGTTCGATGCGATCGGCCATGCCAAGGCGAATCGCATTTTCTGCATGGTAGGTTCGCCCACCGCCGAAATGCCGCTCGCTTGCTTCAGGATCGGCCTGCACCACTGAGGCCGGAACACCGCGGAACCGAGCAACATCGCCAGTAAACGCTTCATAAGAATACCGCACCGAGGCCTGCAGCGCTGACCGCGCTGTGTCGTCGAGCGGCGCGAACGCATGGCCTTCGACTTTGCGCGGGCCTTCGTAAATGAACGTGCGCGCGACTCCGTCTTGCACAAGCCGCACGCTCATATCGTCGTGCACGAGATAGACACCAATCGACCCGACGATCGCCGACGGCGACATGACGATTTCGTCAGCCGCAGCGGCGAGGTAATAGGCCGCGGAGGCGGCCATTGTGTTCGCATGCGCCACAATGGGCCTGTCTCGTTGCCGCGCTTCAAATATCATTGCAGCAGTCTCCGGCACCAAGTCGACCAGGCCGCCTGGGCTGTCGAACTCGATCAAAATCGCCGAGGCGTCGGGATCCCGC